GGGTTGTAAAAAAACCGCCACTCTCCAAGGATTCTACTATTCCGATTCGCAGAAGAAAGGGCAATATGAGCAAGAAAGCTCTTATTGACACTGGCGAAATGTACGACGCGGTAGAATATAGGATAGGAAAGAAAAAAACCGCTAAAAGGAGGAGCAAGAAATGAGTCTCGGTAATGTATTAATCAAGGCTCTTGGAGCAATCCCTCCGTCCACTCTTGTTTATAAGAAGTTTTCGGAAAATAAAAGAGCGTTGAATGGAATGTTGATTCCAAGCTACAATGCTCCTATAACGATTTCTAATGCCTCTATTCAGCCGTTGCCTACAAAGATATACCAGATGCTAGGCTTAGATTTCCAACGCGATTATAGGCGTATTTTTGTGCCAACTTCGGCGGTTTCACTGGACGGACAACTTTCGGCTGACATATTTGAATTTGACAACAGGACTTGGCATGCAATCGGGAATACCGTCTGGCATTCTTACGATGGTTGGAATGAGCTTATTGTCGTTGGAGATAAGGTTCGATGAGCGTAAAACAGGAGCAACAGATTTATCAAGAGTTATGCGGACTCGTTGCGAATGCTCTTAAAGCCAATGGTTGGAGTAGCTGGGCTAAGAACGTACTTCAATATGGGCAGTGGACACTCCAAGAAGTACCCTCTCCGTCTGTAATGGTAGATTATAATGACGGAGCGAAATACGGTTGGGAGTCCACAAAATATAAATGGGACAAGGCTAATCAAGACGGAAAAGCAGAAGTTAGCTATTACAGACAAATATACGTCGATTTCCTGTTTTTTAGAAATCCCAAGAATATGCTATTTGAAAGCCCGATGTCTGAATATGATGGGAGCGAATCAAATTTTGGCGTTGACGTAGATGGAAATTTGAAAATAAGCGATAGGGACATTTGGCTTGGAAGTAAAAATCATTCGGGAGGCATGAATGCAGAAACCCAACCTGATGACAAAAAATCCGCGCCAGACTTTTTAGTTTCTCCGATAGATGTTGCGCAGTATTTGCGAACATGGTTTTTGAGCGATTTTGGCATAGACGCGCTTCGAAAACTTGGATATGGTATTATAGATTCTTCCGAGATGGAAAATCCAAACATAGAAACAGACGACGCGATATATGCAAGAACCCCTCGATTTACTATAACTCTGGTAACAAAAGAAATAACACTTGTAGACGTTGACTTTATAAAAGATTACAATATAGAGTTAAAGATAATTCCATAATTTCACAAATCTAACATAAGGAAAAAACATGGCAGTCAAAATTAAATATTGGGTAGACATTACCAGTAGGACGGCAGGCGCGCAAGAAGTAGCCTACAAAGAGCCTATTGGTAGATTCCTCACCGAGAATACACTTGCTCCGATGGGCAAGGTAATGGCGTTTACTGACGCCACGAAAGTAGGCGCACATTTCGGTGTAAACAGTAAAGAATACGCGCTGGCACAGAAGTATTTTGGATTCATAAGTAAGTCTTATACTTCCCCGAAGAAACTTACATTCTCGCGCTATACGACTTCGGCTGTCGGTGCTCAGATTATATCGGGAGAAAGGATAACGGCGTCCGTTGACGATTTTAAGGCTATTACCGATGGTACTCTTACCATTACCTACAAAGACCCGATACAGGGCATACAAACAGGCTCTACGGCGGAAATAGACCTTAGCTCTGCAACTTCTCTTGGCGATGTAGCAACGAAAATCCAGACGGCGGTTAAGGCAATCAAAGTGGGCAGTGCTTCCAACACTCCTTTCTCGGCGGCAACAGTAACATATGCTTCGAGCGGAAACCTCTCGCAGAGATTTGTGCTTGAACTTCCCTCTGGTATGGGTTCATTTAGCGCAGTATCGAGCAACGGTGGCGCACTTGCAGGACTGCTTGGTTGGGATTTAGCAAGCAATGTGCTTCTGTCCGACGGCAACGCGGGAACGAACAGCCTTTCGGAAGAATGCGAACGTATTATGAACGCAAATGATTCATGCTACACATTCGCGTTTGTTGAAACTCTTACAATCGAAGAATATGTAGAAGTCGCGCAGTGGAATGAAGGCAGAAATTCCGATTTTATGTTCATTGTCCCTGTTGGCTCTATAAACGACGCGATTACTTGGGGTGGAACAGGAGACCTTAAAGGAACTCTCTCGCCCTATGACGGAACATGGATTCAGTTCGATAATCTTGGAGAGAATCAGTACTACCAGCCGATGGCGGCAACCGCTTGCATGGATTTGGAACTTGACCACTCTCTGATTAATTACGAGTTCCAGAAATTCCCCAATGATACGCCCGTAGTCGATAACGACAAGAACTACGAACAGCTTACATCAGCTCGCGTTAATTTCTTGGTGGAAACAGGCAAAAACCTTAAATTCCTTAGCGGAAACGCGTGTCAAGGTGCTACAACTTCGGCGACCGTATATATCGGTTCGGTATGGCTGAAAGACAGAATCATAACAAAAGTAATGGAAGCGTTCCTGCTGAATGACGCTATTTATGCGGATAAAGCAGATACTTCCAAGATTGCTATGATTTGCAACAACATCTGGGACTTGGGCAAGAAAAATGGGGTAATCCTCACGGGTAAAGCCTTGTCCGACGGAGAGAAAGCGGCGGTTGAAGCACTCACGGGGGATAATAAAGCATACCAGACGATTGAATCGCAAGGATTCATCTTTACCTACTCCATCAAGACTGACAGCGAAACAGGCAAAAAATATTTCAACTACCGCCTCATTTACGCGGCATGCGATACAATCGCAAAGGTTGAGGGCTTGAACATCGCGTTGTCTTCTCTCAAAGGAAGCTAAACTTTAACACAAGGAGATTTAAGTTATGGATATTACCGCCATTGGCTCAAAAATAACGATAATGTCTGCTGCGCTTCCTGCGGGCAAGACATTCACAAATGCGCCCGATAGCGACGCGTTTTACACAATCGATGCTGTTGACATTAACGAAGTCGCGGTTGGGCTTAATTGCCACAAGATTTCTTGGGCGTTGCCGAACAAACTTCGCATTACTTTAAGTCTCATTCCGAACTCGGAAGATGACCAAGACATGCAAAAAATGTTCTGGCTCAATAGACCGCAAGGTATGGCGGTAAACATCGATTCGATTCAAATCGCCATTACCGAAACAGGCAAGGATTCTTCCGAAATTTACGGAGACTTCTCTCTTGTTTCAGGTTCTCCCGCTAACACGGCAGAGGCAAGCGGTAGATTCTCGAACAAACAGTATGTGTTCGAGGGTGTAACGCGCATATTCTAAGCTTGACTTAGAATAAACATCTATCGTAATACAGTAATTGTTATGGCGACAAAAACAAAGATTGTACAGATAGACGGACGAAATTACAGAATCTCTGAGCTACCTACATTGGTAGCCAGAGACGTAATGATGAACTACCCTCTTACTCTCCTACCAAAAGTAGGAAATTATGGGGAAAACGAACGCCTTTTCAAGCTTCTGATGAAGCATGTCGAAGTTCAGCCCGAACCAGACAAGAATCCAGATTGGTGGATACGACTCGACACGGAAGACTCCATAAATCAGAATGTATCAGCAAAAGGCGTACTCGAACTCGAAAAGGAAGTAATTGATTTTTCAACAGATTTTTTTTCGAGTGGCAAGCTAATCCAAATAGGCACGACCCTTGGGGAGCTTGCCCGCAATATCCTCACGAACATAGTCCTTCAATCAATAGCCGAGTTGTCGGGAACAGATATTGTGACTATGTTAGACAAATCCGTTCTGCCGTCGGAGAAATCGGAGGACATTCAGCAGAGTTCTACGAGTTCGTCGGAGGATTCTTCGACCCAATCATCGACAGAATAATCTACGACAAATACGCGACGCTGAGGGAGATTGAAGAGAACTATTCATTCAACGACCTTTGCAAAATAATGGCTTGCTTAAATCGCAGACAATACGATATTGAGAAGAGCTTAGAATCTAACAAGAGATAGAAAAATGGCAACATTAGACCACTTGACCTTTTGGCTGGATATTAAAGGTGCTGAAAAAGTAAGAAATACCTTGAAAAATATCCAAAAGGCAACGTATGCCGAAACCAAAAGTGCAATATCGGCATTGTTAGAGCCAATCAAGCGTAGGGAACGGGAAGAGAAGAAAGCCGAAGCCCTTAGAAAAAAACGCCAAAAGCCATTAGACCAGTGGAATAAGCAACAGGTTAAATTCGGTGAAAAGCATGCTCGCGTGTCCGAGAAGACTCTGGTTACACAGATGAACGCGGAACAGCGCGTTCTCTATTACCGAAATAAGCAAGCAAAGCTTGATAATGAGTTTGCAAAAACAAGAAAGCAAACTCGTGAATGGTATGTAGCTCGCGAACGCCAAGAGCAAAATTCGTTGGAATTGGCTCGCGCACAAGGTAGACTTGAACGACAGAACGCCGCCGCGAGACAGAGAGCATATAAGGAATATCTTAAAACGGATAGCCTTACCGCCTACGAAAAGAGACAAGCGGCGGGTGCAGATTGGGTAGCGAGGAAAGAGGCTAATAAAGAGAAAGGGCAAGCGAGGGCAGTCGCTATTGCGAAGAAGAGACAAAGAGAGCAAGAAAAAATAGCCGAATCGCTTAGAAAAGCATCTGAAAAACTAGAAAAAGCGGCAGATAAGCAAAAAGCAATAGCGGAAAAGCAGGCTAAAATTCGATTTGACACCGCATTGAAACGCGCTAGCCAAGTCGCCGCAATGGCGTTAAGAACTCCCGCGCAAGTATACCGCGCAATGAAATTCCTTAGCGAGAGAACCACTGAGGGGCTTCAACAAGAAGCATCGTATTATCTTGCTGGCGGCAATAAGGCGCAGGCGTACGATATATCGCTCGGAGGATACGGCGGAAGGCACGGAGAGGGCGCGTCTGCCATACGCAATACCGCTGTAAGTCTTGGAGGTCTTAGATACGGAGACACTGGATTTATACAAGCGGCTGGGAGATTTGGGATAGGTGGTATATCTCCTTACGACAGCCCATTTGAGGTTCGTAAGAAAATTCTATCTCGCTTAAAAAATATGCCTCTCAACGAGGCTTTGTACGCCGCCTCTCAACTTGGTATTACCGACGCAGAACTCAGAAAAGCGCGAGATACGGGCGAATCATTGGGTGGAATAACATCGAGAGATAGAGAGTTAGGCGCGTCTAATCTTCGTAGAGACATTTTGACAAAATACGCTGCATCGGGATATGGTTCGACGTGGCTTAACGAATTAGTTGAGGGAAACCCTGCCGCTTTGTTGGAAATTGCGGGAGGATTAGGTATCGGAGGCATATTCGGAGGTGCGGCAATATTCAAAACTCTAAAAGGACTCAGCAAAGCGATACCGTGGGCTAGAAGAGGTATTAGTGCATTAAGAACGTCAGCTACGGCGGGCGCGGTTGAAACAGCCGCTCCACAAGTAAGGGCAGGACTCGGTAAAGCGGCAGGAGCGATTGGAAGAGCCGCGACATTTCCCTTAATGCTACTACACCCTAATTCTATTGGTAGCGAGGAGGGGACGCCAGAAGAATGGCAAAGACGTTATGATGAAATCCACGGGAAAAGCCCTAACGTTATTAACATTCAGACGGTAAACGTAAAGGCAGACAACCCCGAAGACTTTATAGAGAAAATGAAAGAAAGCGCACTGGATAACGTAATGCCATGACCTTAGTAAACGCAATAAATCTTTTAAAGACCGCTTCTGGTTTGATTTTGAATCAGAAAAACGTAGCTTTTTACCTTGAAGAATTTTATGAGCCTCCAAATTCTACGCTACAAAAATTCGGTATAGACACAAATACTGTCTTGGGCGGTCTTTTTAGCGGGGGAAACAAAGAAATTCTTGTCGGTGGAAAGTCTGGGCTTGGAGAGGTAGTAGATGGAATAACAGCTTTTATCTTGGAAGCAGAACCGCTTTCGGCGCGTGGCGAAAAAGATAGCCAGCTGTTTGAGCACCCTCTCGAATGGGATATTTCGAATGATAATAAGACAGCGCAACGATTTATAACCGACCATTCTATCATTTTGCCAAAAACATTTGACGTGGCACTTGTGCTTCCGTCGTTTTTATACACAAGCGTTGCAAAGGAGATAGATGACTTGTATATGAAACATACTTTGGTTAGGATTATAACGAAAGCTGAATCATATAGAAATATGGTGCTAAAATCTACGCAACAGCCACTTGAAGTTAAGAGATTGAGTCGGCTGGTTTATCCTTTGCATTTTAGAGAAGTTCAATGCGCGTTTCCTTATTCAAAAATTTCTAAAAACGGGGAGAATCAATGATTGAAATTTTGATACAGAAAGAATACGACCAAACCATTCCTTTTGTCTATAAGAACAAATCTTTCACAATAAGGTTATTTTCTTGGCAAGGATTCATTCTCGCCGATATTAAGGAGGGCGA